ATTAGTATAAAGTTCTTCCATCTCTTTTTCTTTCTCCTCCTTTGCTCTAGCATAGATATATGAAGGGAAACTTGGAAGACCCATTCTTTCAGCATTATATTGTAAATGCTTCTGTAAATCATAAACCAATTCGTCTTCTCTTAATTCAGTTTCCGGATTATCCTTTAGCTGCTGATCGATATATGGAACATCTATCACAGAGCCTTTTCTCTTTTTTTCATTTTCACTATGCTCTTTCATCAAGTTGTTTAATTCTTGAGTAGTAATTACATCAGATATTCCCTTTTTTTCATAGTCAGACATGGCATTGGCAGATGAACCCAATAACTTAACAATCTGTTTACCAATAAATGCTTGGAATCTACTTAATAACAGCCCTCTGCGTATTATTACATCAGCGTTCTTTTCAAGAAACTTAGTAGCCATTTTACCCTGTTTAGAGATAAAGGTATAAAAGTGAGCTACATCATCTGAATTTTTAAGAACGGCCTTCATAGGTCCATCTGGAAACTTTTTGGATATATTAGAATATGTATCAAGTGTTTTTATAGGTATTTCTTCAATTACTTTTCCTCCTTTCTTAATAACTAGGTTATCTCCTTTTTTAATTACTTTACCACCTGCTTCTAGAGTTTCTTCCATTAATTTAAAATTCTTAGCAGCTGTTTCAGAAATAGCCTTTGCTATAGGTTTATCTACTTCTTTTGCAAAAACCAATAAATTATCAGAAACCGTTTTAGCAAAATTGGCTATTTTAGTAAAAAACTTTCTAAGAGGTTTTCCTATAAATGGAACCCAACCTACAGCTTTACCAATAACGTCTTTTAGTAAGAATGAAATTACACTACTTATATTTGCTGCAATTTTAGCTGCTGACTTTTTAATGTACTCTAGAAACCTTTTGCTTTTTCCAAAAGCTTTTCCTTCTTGTTTCATTAGAACTTCTGCTGATTCTTTTGCTATTTGTTTTCCAGCGCCTTTGGTTCCTAGTTTTGAAAAAGGTCTAGAGAAGGCTTGAGCAACACCTTTAAATCCTTTTGCAACGTCTCCTCCAAAAGGGATCATTGCAATTAATGAAATTGCACCAAGTACGTATTTTCCTCTAAACATATAAATGATAGCATTTATTAAATCTGCAACCATTCCTAAAGGAACGCCTACTACTAAGAATGCATCACCTACAAGTCCTATAAAATCTAGAACAAGATGAAGAATACCAATAGGGCTTCCTCCTTCTGTTATAGTGTTAAGAAGATTTTTAAGCATAGACAATATACCTCCACTAGGTGAAGGTAAAGTGCCTGCATTATTTAATACTCCATCAATGGAAGTTTGACTTGACAATGAAGCCGCGTCTTGTTCATTAAGTTCGTAACTTAAATGTCTTCTTAAAAGATTACTTTTATAGAAATCCTGTTCAGATAAGGAACGTATACTTGGTATTAAAGTATCAAACTCTAAAGCCTGTTCTAAAATATCCATTTTAGATTCTAAAGCTTTTAAAAGCTCTTTACCCTCTGTTGTTTCTAAATCTTTAGTATATTGTAATGATATATCCATTGTTTATAGACGTTTCTTTTTTTTATATATCTATAAATCAGATTATATATTCAATGGATTTAAAAAGGAAGATCGTCACCTTCTCCGGATATATCTACTGGTTCTGTAGGTTCATCATCGCATCTAGCTATAGAAAGTGCTCTTACGTCATTTATATACACGGTTTCATTTTCATTATTAACCCATTCCCTGGCTTTTACTTCATATGAAACTTTTACATTATCTTGCTCTTTAAAAGAGTCTACCATTGAACAGTGTTCCTGTAGTAATGAAAACTTTAAGTAATCGCTTCCTCTATAATTAGAAGTAGGTAATTGTATTACAAATTCTCTCTTTTTAAATTTTTCAGTTAATTGTACTTCGTCGTATATCTTAACTATTTTACCATTTGCTTTGTTACTCATAAACTATAGATTTTTTAATTCATCTAGTAAAGCGCTGTAATCTACGGTATTAGTACCAGTTTTAGTTTCTTCTTTGGGTAGAGGCTCTTCTTTTACTGTGTCTACTTTTTCTTCACTCTTTACCTGATTAGTATTGTTATCGTCTGGAGTAGTTTCTATTGTATCAAACATATATAACTGATTATCATTAGATGATGTATTAGATGTCTCCTGTGCACCTTTTGCTCCATTCTTTTTAACTATATTTTCTAAATTTTCAATGATCTCTAGTGTACATATTGAAGCATCTGAATGAGCTTTCCAATATTCAAATGACATTTCTCTCCATTCATCTCTCATTGTTGGATCATTAGATAATTTTAGCATTAATTCCCTAGATTCCTGGAAATTACTGTGATCTAAACCAATAGTTCCACTATGATTATCTTTAGTAACTGGATTACCTGTAACTCTATGAATAACATTATCACAGAAATGTTTATGGAAAATTGGAATAGTTCCAGAAGCAACCACTTCAGCGTGGCAGTTTTCTATATTATTTCCATACATGTGAGGTTTTAAGTGATATAAGTCAGAACCAAATGCGCTTTTAGCCATACGTTCCATACAATCAACATTAGTATATGGAGGATATAGATAAGCACCTGCTCCATGTGTTTCTTTTCCATATAGAGACTCATCAAACTTAGTTTCATTAAGCTCTTTTCTCGGTCTAAAGTAATTTACTATTTCATTATCTTGATATAGAGGCTTTCCATTTTTATTGTCTCCTTTTTCATAAAGGATACCTGCCCAGCCTATACTTGCTTCTAGTCCTTCTAATACTGTAATATATCCTTGACTCATTAATTCTTTTGCGTGAAAATCCATCATAAGATTTGGACCTTTCCAGCCTGAGAGTCTACCAATCCATCTTACAGTTTTGCTATCTTGTTGCTCAATAGGTAACCAATACTTTTCTCTATGGTCATCGTATGTAAAACCTAAAGCCATTTTAGCAAAAGGAGTATCTACACTTTCTCTAACAGCCCATCTTGTAAAATCTGATTCAAGAGAATGAGTCATTAATACATCTACACTTTTACAGATCTCGTCAAATTTACCATTTCTACTTAGAGATTGCATCTTATGATCAAGTTGAACTATTGCTTTAGGTAGATCTATTCCTTGAACCAATTTAACGAAATTAGTTTGACATTCCTCAGGATGTTTTTTAGAAGGAACAGAATATATTAAAGCCATGTCAAAATTTTGATTAACCTCATCTAATACTCTAGTCATTTCTTCAGTATTAGCACATGTAAATTCGTCTTTATCGAAAACCATGGTATCTCTACGAGCCCATTTTTTATCAATAGTTGCAAATATTTTTGTGTTAGGAGTTGCTTTTTGAAATTCTAGAGCACATCTGGTTACTCCACAACCTTCTACTCCTCTACCTAAGATTATAGCTATCTTTTTCATATTAATTGTTATTTATTGTTTCGTCTCTATTTACCTCAATCTTTGCTTTAGAATGAAGCGTATGTATGTATTTAAAAAGAAGAAGAGGTGTATTAGAATACCAACCTATTTGAGTCACTGATATTTCTAATCTAATCCCATCTTCACTGCTTGGAATATATTCATACTCTATGTTGTTTATTATTCCTATTAAAGTATCTCTATAGTATATAGTGTCGTTACAATGTTTATATTCAGATAATTCTTCATCTGTTAAAGTATATTCTAAGTCATACTTTTTGGACTTCATAGACTGCTTGTACGCAGTACATCCAGCTATTAAAATAGCGATTAAGCAGGTTAATAATAATTTTTTACTTGTCTTTTTCATTTAATTCTTCTTTTGTAAGTTCTTTTTCTCTTACTACTTTCCACTCAAAAGGTTCTCTATTTCTTCCATATTGTTCTATAGATTTCTCAAGATCATCAGTTATAAAAGTAATAAGATCCATTGTTATTTCATCTTCTTCACGGCTTATGTATGAAATAGCTACCGCATATTTTTTCTTAATTTTTTCCATTATTTTTTTTCGTTATGATAATTTTCTAACCCCTGTATGTATGAAATAGCATCTAAGAGATTATCAGTTTTATGATTGTAGCTTTCTCTTGAAAATTTAAGAGCTATAAGAGCCATGTACATTTCCTTACCGGTAATATTTAAACCTGTCATTCCATTAAATATTGAAGCTGCTCTGTCCATGCCTTCTGAAAAAGGTCCGTATTGTCTCTCTTTTTCTTCGTTTCTTTCGTTTACTATTTCGTGAGCTTGTTCACAAAGAGATTGTTTAGTTTTACTTTTTGCCATATATGATTACTTTATTTATTGTATTCTTCAGGATACTTATTTCTTAGTTTTTGTTCCCACCAATCTACTTTTCTACCATTGATGAATATCCAACCAAGATTTAATTCAACCCATTTTATTATACTGCGTAACATTATGTTAGTTTAAAAATTATAAGTATAATATACCAATAAATAAAAAATTATTAAACCTACTCCTTGTCTAAGTAAGATTTTTCTTTGATCTTTTTCTTTAAGTTTTTATTGACTTTTTTCTTTTTAGGGGATTTTAATTTGGAAATATCTTTAGAATGATATGATTTAGACTTTCCGTCTATCATTATCTGATACTCATTAAGCGCTGAGTTTACACCAACTATGGTTCCAACCTTTCCTTTAATAGAAACCCGCTGACCTATTTTATAGGAGCGGGTATTCTTGTAATTTCCGTCTAAACTTTCGTGTACTAGA